GTTGACATTCTTAGCTATTTGTTATAAAATACTAATATAAATCAAAACATATAAGGAGAGTAAAATGCAAGATGACGCATTAGATACAGTTAACCTTAAACCAAAACCGCGCGCTGAACGAATGCTTAAAAGTAACAGCGCACGTCGGCGGCGAAGTGTACTCAAATCAATTAGAGAAACACGTTTGTTAAATGAATTCGCAAAACTCCGAAGATTAAGAAAAAGCAAATGACTCCATTATGGGATAAATTGAATGATTACGCTGCGCATATTCGTGGCAAGTTTCAAGACAACTTTACTGAATATGAAGAGCCTGCTATGAACGATCTTTATTTTAAAGATTGGGATGATAGGTTTTGGCATTCACCCATTGTTAATAAAGCACATTTAAAGACTATCGTACCAGCAGATGGTAAAGGTCTTTGGTTGATGCACGTTAATGTTTTCCCTAAGGCTGGTTTAGAATTGCCAATCTTAGGGTTTGACATCGTTGCTGGACCAAAGAAAATTACTGGTTCGTTTATGGATTTCTCTCCGCTGCATGGCTTTGAGCATCCATATAGTGATTACATGGCTAATAAGGTTAAAGACTTAGAATGGAATAAACCAAGAGAACTACCAGATTGGGCAAAAGAAATATTTTCAAAATCAATGATTGCAGTTGGAAATATTAATACTGATAAAGAATTAGACCAATTCATTGCTGTAACATCAGATCTAGTTAATTATTATTTAGATAATTTAAAAGATATGACTTATGTATCAAATCGCGATACATCACCTTTATTAAACAAATATTGTGTTAACCAAAAGAAAAATCCGCACCTTCATCGGTCAATACTTGCTATGGGTATTACTGAAGAAGACAAAGACGATTATGTAAATAATGTTCTTTTTGCGGAGATTAACGGTTGACACTTTACGGTTGTTGTGATACAGTAGATATAAATCAAGGTTATGAGTATATAGAAATTGGCGGTTATCATTTTAAGGTAACTGTCACGTACTGCTCTAACTGTGGGTCAATGAAATCAACTTCAAATATTAAGGAAAGTAAAATGGCAGGCGACACTATTATTATGGAAAAAGCAGGTAAAACACTTAAGGCTGAATACTTCAGTACAACTGATGGCAGCGGATGCCGGTTTTTTATTAATGAAGAATTTATTCAAGAAGAACTATATGAAGGTAAGTCAATTCATTGGGCAGAAAGCGCGGCTGAAAACTGGCTTAGTGGGGTTAAATCATTGAATGGATAAAGGCAATTCCCAAGAAAAAGTTATTAACCCTCGTACGCCTGAAAAGGTACATCACGAGATTTCAAGCATGTTATCAAATGGAGTTAATTATATTGATGCGTTAGTTGAATACGCGCGACAAAATGGATTGGAAATAGAGGCATAGCCGATATAGTCAAAAAGTCTTCTATCCTAAAAGAAAAACTTAGGACTGAAGCAGTGAAAATGAAAATGGTGATAAAAGATGATCAAGACATCACAGAGCTTTGCGAATGAGGAATCATTTAACTGTTACGTAAAATACCTTGCAATGAAAAAGCATTTTACTACAGATGGATATGATTATCATAAGTACAGAGGAAAAATTAGAGCATCGTTTGAGACATACCGTACTCGGAACGATGTTTTCTTTTTTCACAAACTCGCTCAAAAGGAAGACCCTGAAAAATTGTTAATGGCTAACATGATAGTCAAACCAAACATATGGATTAGGGAAATCGTTGAGCAAGACGGAGAAGATCGTTATGTGGAATGGACCAAGAAACGGGATTCATTATCACGCGTCGTTAAAGACGATCTTAATAAACTTAGAGACGAATACCAAGATAACTTTGTGTCTGTTCAAGGACAGCATCCAGCTATTATGACTCTCTATATTCAACGGCAAATAACACTTGAGACGTTTACTATTTTAACCCATTGCGCAAATATTTTTTCGTATTGGGACCAAAAAGTAGTTGACAAAATCGTAGCAAGTGATATAATTAGATTATCTAAGAAGTACTATCCTTTCTTAGAAATCGAACAGAAAAAGTTTAAAAATATTATACGTGAACACTTTTTCTAATATAAATAGATGGTCGGCTTAACGAGAAATACATCGCAATATAAACAAACGCTATACACAGCAAAATTAGGAGATATAACCATGTCAATGGATTTCAACGCACTTAAGAAGAATCGTTCAGCTTCTCTAAACAAATTGAACTCACAGCTCGAGAAAATTCAAACTAAGAGCTATTCAGATCCCAACGAAGGTAAAATGTGGAAACCAACGCGCGATAAAGCGGGTAACGGTTTTGCTATTATTCGATTCTTGCCAGCCGCGCAAGGTGAAGAAATGCCATTCGTTCGCATCTGGGACCACGGTTTTCAAGGACCAACAGGATTATGGTATATTGAAAACTCACTTACGACCGTTAACCAAGACGATCCAGTATCCGAGTACAACTCAAAGTTGTGGAACTCTGGTCTCGAGTCTGATAAAGAGTTAGCTCGTAAACAAAAGCGTCGACTAAAGTACGTGGCAAATATCCTCGTCGTAAAAGACGGTGCAAACCCTGAAAATGATGGTAAAGTCTTTATGTACCAATTTGGTAAAAAGATTTTTGACAAACTAAACGATCTGATGAACCCAACGTTCGAAGACGAGAGACCAGTCAATCCATTTGATTTCTGGGAAGGCGCTAACTTCCGTTTGAAAATTCGTAAGTTTGAAGGATATCCTAACTATGACAAATCTGAGTTTGACTCACCATCGGCTATTGCTGATGACGACTCAGTAATCGAAGGTATTTGGAACCAACAGCACAAGTTGCAAGAGTTGGTAGATCCAAAGAACTTCAAATCATACGCAGAGTTGAAAACAAAACTTTATCGTGTACTTGCTTTAGGTGAAGAAGCTGCAGTGCCAGCCACCGCTGAGGAAAATGATGATTTGGATTTGAGCAGCTTTGGTAATACTAGCAAGTCAGCTCCAGAACCAACCTTGAAAGAAGCAATGCCTGAGGCAAGCACTTCGCAAGGAATGTCAATGGACGATGACGACGATGATCTATCTATTTTTAAGGAACTAGCAAATGGCTAATAAAGTCTACGAAGAAGTTCTAGACTTTGACTTTGGTTTCAGCTTTATTGATGAAGAGCTTCAAGAAAAAGAAGCTGAAGCCAAGGACGCCATTCAAAAAGTCAGCAGCGAGAAGCAAACACTTGAGGATCAACTCACTGATGCTAAACTTGCGGCTGACGACCTTGAATATCGTTTAGAACTATTATTTAAAT